TGGAATTAACTTGGACGCCTGTTTCAGATTTAGATATTTCTTGGTACGAGTTGAGATACCAAAACGTTACGAGTGGTGCAACTTGGAATTCCAGTACACCTTTAACAAAAGTAACAAGAAGAAAATCCGATAGTGTTACAGTCAATTCAATGTCAGATGTAGCTATACTTATAAAAGCCGTTGATAAGTTAGGCAATTCTAGCGCATCGGAAAATATTATTTACACAAATATTTCAGGACTACAATATTATTCAACACCAATAGCAACATATAGCGAATAAATTATGGCAACTTTTTTAGGAACACTCGATAGTACAGTCGCACCAACTTACGATTACGCAAGTAGATATGTAATAATGTTAGATACAATTACGCAAGTAGATGATTTGGTGGGCAACTTTGATTCTGCGGAGGGAAATTATGATCTTGGTGGAACGGACTCCACTTCTAATCCAAGTTATTATACTGCTAACATTCAATCTAGTGGCTACTATTATTTCAACAACACTTTGACACTCGATGCAATATATGATTCTACTTTTATCATTAATCTAGGTATGATTTCTGATAACGAATATGATTATTTTGATAGTGGAAGAAATGCTGGTGCAAGTGGATATTTTGATGATGCTAACGGCCCTTTTGATGGAAGTTGGGAAGTTCAATGTAGTGCAGAAATTCAAGTAGGTGCTTCTGATAGTAGTTTAGGTGCAATTTCAAGTTATCAAAAAATTGCTCAACAAACATCAATTAAAGGAAGATATTTTAAATTTAGATGTAAATTATCCAATGACGATAACAAAACGAAACCAAAGGTTAATGCTTTGGCTTTTACATTGGTTTTAGAAAAAAGAAGTGAATCAGATCAAGACGTAGTTTCAACTACGAGTGCAAAAGTGATTACCTATACCAATCCTTTCTATGCCACTCCTAGTGTTGGTGTGTCGGCACAGGGCTTGGCAACAGGCGATTATTACAGTATAACAAGTAAAACCAAGACTGGCTTTACTATTCAGTTTTTTAATAGTGGTGCTAGTGGTATATCAAAAACTTTTGATTGGACTGCCTACGGATATGGTTTGAAGTCTTAAAAAGAATATGATAATAAAAAATAGGATTAAAAAATTATGAGTACAGTTTCAGATTATACATTAGATAACCAGAGTTTCGCCAATCTTCGTGCCGAATTAAACACGATATTAAATTCTATAAACACATTAAACTCAACGACTTCTGCACCTGGTTCAAAAGCGGCTGGAAGTTTATGGTTGGACACGACTTCGGCAACAACACCTACTTTAAAATTTTACGATGGATCAGATTGGATTTCACTTTGCACCTTTGACTATTCGGCGAATACTGTGAATTGGTTAGACTCGACTATTTCAGTTACAGGACTAGCGACTTCTGCAACAGGAACAGTTTGTACTTTAGCTGACGCAACAGTTACTTTAAGTCCATCAACGTATGTACGAATTGATGGTGGAGCAACCCAAGCTGGAGAAATGAGATTATATGAAGATTCAGATGATGGAGCAAATTATGTTGGATTTAAAGCACCTAATGTAGGCACTTCATATACTTTGACTTTACCGACTGCGACTGGTAGTTCAAGCCAAGTATTACAAACAAATGGCAGTAGTGTTTTAAGTTGGGCAACTGTTACTGATCCAACTGCACTTGCAATCGCTTTAGGTTAAGTATAAAAAGAAAACAGGAAAAAAAATAAATGGCAAATACTTTTAAGACTATTACGAAAGCTGGAGTTACTTCGGCAGATATAATTTACACAGTAGCTGGTTCTACGACCACAGTTGTTCTAGGTTTAATGCTTGGCAATACGACAGGTTCAGCTATTACAGCAACTGTTTCATTGGGTTCTGATACTGCTGGTAGAGCGGGAAATAATGACGAAGCTAATCAAACAGTCGAACTTATTACTGGCACAAGTATTCCAGCAAACTCTACATTGGAGTTACTTTCAGGAAATAAAGTTGTTATGGAAACAACTGACACATTATCGGTTACAGGAAGTGCGGCTACAGATGTTGCATTATCAGTAATGGAAATAACGTAGGAGAATAAATGACAAACAATAGGAGAAAAATAATATGCCTTATATAGGAAAATCGCCAACAGCAGTTCCTTTATCGGCTTCAGATTTAGATGACGATATAATTTCACTAGCAAAACTGGCTAGTGGTACAGATGGAAATTTAATTACTTATGATGCTTCAGGAAATCCAGTTGCAGTAGCAACAGGAGATGATGGACAAGTTTTAACTTCTGCTGGTGCTGGACAACCATGTGCTTTTGAAGCTGCGGCAGGTGGTGGAAGTACGCCAGTTGTATCGGCTTATGCTTCTGATGGTAGTAACCAAACAGTAACAACTTCTACTTGGACACAAGTTGTTTTTGGTACTGAGGAAGTTGATAGTGATGGTGCTTTTGCATCAAATACTTTTACAGTTCCAAGTGGCGAAGGTGGAAATTATATGGTTTCAACTCATATTAGATATAGTTTGGGAGCAAGTACAACTCAAAAGATTGCTATCTATAAAGAAGGAAGCAATTATATAGAAAAATTAAACTGGCGATCTGATGGTGTTATAGAAAAAAATGGTCATTTAAGTGCAATAATAAATTTAGATGCTGCTGAAACAATAAAAATTTATAACTACCATACTAGAGGTATCGATAATACAATTCATGGAGATAGTACAAGATCAACAAGAGTAGATATATTTAAGGTAAATTAATTATGACATTATATATAAAAGTTAAAAAATATTTAGAGGCAAATAGTAAAACTGTTTCTGAATTTGATAATAATATTAAACTTCAAAACGATAGTGATGGTAATGGAGATTATATCCATACTTGGAATGTTTCAGGTTTAGCAAAACCAACAGATGAACAACTAGCAACTTATAATTCTTTAGCAACCACAGAAGAAAACAACATTGTTATAAGAGAAACTAGAAAAGATGCTTATGGTTTAATAGGCGATCAACTTGATCTTCTGTATAAAGATATGTTAGCTGATAAAGGCGACAAATCAGGAGAATGGTTTAAAGCAATTAAAGCAGTCAAAGACGCTAATCCAAAAGAATAATTAATTCAACAAGGAACTCACTATGTTTTTAAGAGGAAAACCTAGAATAATTAATGTACTTCAAAAGCCATTTTATGTTATAGAGGTTTATGGTTAAAAATATAATTAAACTTATTATCATTTCTCGTTAATCTTCAAGGAGATTAATAATGCAACTTTCCAAACATTTCCAATTAAAAGAATTTACCAAGAGTCAAATTGCGGCTAGGAATGGAATTAACAACACTCCTCATAGCGGAGATGTTAAGAATTTAGAAAACCTATGCTATGAAATTTTAGAACCTGTACGAGCCAAGTTTGATGAAAAACCAGTTGTGATTAATAGTGGTTTCAGATGTTTAGAAGTTAATCGTTTGCTGGGCAGTTCTGACTCCTCTCAACATACCAAAGGCCAAGCTTGTGATTTTGAAATCGCTGGAGTGCCTAATATTAAAGTCGCTTACTGGGTACAAGCCAATGTGGACTTTGACCAACTTATTTTAGAATTCTGGAATCCTGAAAGTGGAGATGGTAATATTGGTTGGATTCATGTTTCTTATAATGAAAAAGGATCTAATAGAAAACAAGTATTAACATTTGACGGAAAATCATATACAAATGGATTACCAGATATGAAATGGCATAAAGGAGAAGTAGTGGAATAATGACCACGCAAACAGAAAACAGAGAAGCGATTATTAGAATTGAGGGGAAGATTAAACTTCTTCAAAAAGATATTAGTGTGCTTCGTGATAACCACATAAACCATTTAGCTTGTCGAGTAGGAAGAATGGAAAAAGTTATGTGGAGTGTTTGTTTGATTGCTATTTCTCATTTGGTGTTCGCAGTCTTGCAATAATTCAACTCATAACATATACACTATATAGTATATGTTCAAATCAATTTTAGTAATATCCGATCTTCACATACCTTACCATCACAAAGATAGTTTCAAATTTTTAAAAGCAATCAAGAAAGAATTTAAACCTGACTTTATTTTAAACATTGGAGATCTATTAGATTTCCACGCAATCAATCTTCATACCCACGATCCTGATTTATATTCTGCCGGACATGAATTAAGCGAGTCTATTAAACACATTAAAGAACTTGAATCTATTTTTCCTAAAATGGTTGAGGTCGAATCTAATCACTCCAGCTTGGTTTATCGAAGAGCATTAAAATATGGAATGAGCAGATCGTTCTTAAAAGACTATGGAGAATTTTTAGGAACAAAGAAATGGAAGTGGGTTGATGATTTAACTATTCAAATGAGTAATGGACAAAAGTGTTTCTTTACACATGGAAGAAGTGCTGATGTTTTAAAAGTATCTCAAACAATGGGTATGTCCGCAGTACAAGGGCATTATCATACCAAGTTTGTTATAAACTACTGGGCTAATCCAGATCATCTATTCTTTGCGATGAACGTAGGATGCTTGGCGGCACAAAAGCACATGGCCTTTGCTTATGCCAAAAATTTTAGAACACGATTTATTATGGGTTCTGCTGTGATTTTAAATGGTATTCCACGATTACTTCCTATGGTATTAAATAAGCATGGCAATTGGATTGGAGATATAGTATGAACAAAAGTGGTACTTTAATGGAACAAAGAGGCGATTCTAGAGCCATTGAAGAACAAAGTGGGGGTAGCCATTACCTTAAACTTAAAATACAGCCCATTGAATATATTACAGCTAATAAGCTTAATTTTATTGATGGCAATATTGTAAAGTATGCAACAAGAGAAAAAGAGGGCGAAACAGATCAGGAACGATATGACAAGATTATTCATTATGCCAAGCTGGGAAAGGAATTAAAATAATGTGGTTTAATTTAGCTGGAATGGCTTTAAAAGCTGGTGCTAAAATCTATTCAAATAGACAACGAACCAAAGTGGCTATGTCAGATGCACAATTACTTCATGCAGAACGTATGGCCAAAGGCGAGGAGTCTTATCAAGGAAAACTTTTAGAAGCTAGACAATCTGACTGGAAAGATGAATTCGTTTTAGTTATATTATCTGCTCCGATCATTGTTTTAATGTGGGCAGTCATAAGTGATGATCCGACAGCAATGGAGAAAGTAAAACTTTTCTTTGAGTATTTCTCAACATTGCCAACTTGGTTCACTTCACTTTGGATTTTAGTAGTCGGAAGTATTTTTGGTATCAAAGGAACACAAATCTGGAGAAATGGTAAGAAGTAATGTTAGGATTAGATTTTTTTAAAAAGAAAAAAAAGAAAACAACGATTAAGCAATCTCCTATTGATGCTGTGGTTACTAATTTAGATGTTGCTTTACGAAGTGATTTTAGTCCTGATGGTCATTTTTGTTCATTTACTTTTATTGATGAACGACCCTCTTTCCCTAGAGTTAAAAGAACTTTAAAACAACTAGGTACTCATGACGGAGTGTATGTTGTTAATCATAAATATTCCTACCAAGAGATTACAGATACTACTGATCTCTCTGGGCTAGAAATTCTTAAGCACTAAATAACAAAACCCCGTCAGAACGCACATCAAGCTTAAACCAAACAAAAACATAAAGACTCTACCTAGTTCTTTTCGGTTTTCCATCTTTTCGTACTTTCCTTTATTGTTAAGATATAAATAATTATATTTCAATCTTGTCATTTCCAATCCTTTATAGCTTTTAATAAGTTTTTATTATCGGTAATTAAATCTATATTTAAATAAGGAGATTTGATATTTAGTTCTAACCACTTAACAATTTTTTCAATTATTTCTTTATCTGTGGGCTTGGTATCTATAATCTTTTCACAATCCATACCTGATTCATTCTTTTCTTTTGTTAATTGATAGCGTTGTTTTTTATTCATATCAACTTGGATAACACCCTTTACAAAAATTATATATATCTGGAAATTCATAATCAAAAAAATTCTCAATAGTATCAGGAATAAATATAGTTTTATCCGAAACTACCAATAGTTTCTTACATTTATGACATTGCCTTTTCTCGCCAATTATCAATTCTACAAGTTCACTTCTAGATATTTCTGGTTTAATCATAGTTCCTTTCATTCCTTTCTCTTGTTAATTGATAGCGTTCTTTTTTATTCATAGTATTTTTTAAGTACCACAAGGGCAAATATAATTATGTTTAACCTTTCCATCATACCGCCCTCATGGATTCCGAAAGGCCGCTAGGTCGATACGGAATTCTGTTATCCTCCTTGCTTATTAGCAAGTTTCGTTTGGATATTTAATTCTGTTTGTCGCATACTTGAATATCTTTCTAAATTAAAATAGTGCATTTTAGCTTTAAGCTTTGCACTTACCGCTTTGGCATATTGATTGACAAACTCTTTATATTGAGGATTGTTCCTCGCTTTGTTGTCAGCTTTCTTATCAGTTAGCTTTTCAACACTATTGGTTTGTTCTTGATTAATAAGATTTCCAAGTATGGCTTTCTTACCCTCTTCTAAAATGATTTCTTTTTCTTCACATTCAGCCCACTTGTTACTTGCTTCTTCCATGACTTGATATGCTTTACCGGCATTAAGTTCATCGAGTTTTAAGATTGGCATTTTATCCTTTCTTTGTATGGTTTATAAAAATCACTATTTTTATTTTTAATGGAATAAATCCCATTATTCTTGTGTAATTTAAAATATGCAAGATGGAGTCCAAGTTGATTGTATGAATTTTCATTTAACATTCTTTCGATTACAAAATCTTTTAAAAGTATTTTTGTTTCCAAATCGGTAATTTTGGTTTGTGATTTTAGGTCAATGCTTGTGAATTCTTTAATTTGTCTTAATGCTTTTTTTTTATTAAACATATTATCTCCTTATGGATAGTTTAACATTTCTTTAGATTCTTTTGTAAGATCGTCAATTTTACGATACAGTTCGCCAACAAGTTTTTTATGAGATTGCTCAACTTCGATAAGT